TATTACAAAAACTAATTCACAGTTATCAATTGATTAAACCAATGGAAATTGACTTTGATCAAATGAATAGAAAACAACTTGGTGTGTCAGAATATTTTGATCTGAAAGAAGAGAATAAAATTACAAGTGCTTTTGATAAAAAATGGAAAGAGCAATTTCATATTGTTCGTCATATAAATGATGGCACTAGAAAAAATCCAAATGGAGCACATTGGTTTAGAAATGACATACCTCTTGATGATGGTGGTGTTAAAGAAAGAATTAGTATTTGTCCAAAATTGCTTCACAATATCACAAAGAAATATTCTCAAGCTGTTACACAATCTGGCAAATTTTATATAAATGAAAGTGCTAACAACTGTGTCACGGAAGAAGAAACAAAATCTTTATTAGAAGAAATAAAGTTTTTTGCACCCTACCCAAGTACCTTTTTACAAATGGAAAATGAACATACAGTTGCAAATATTCTTGTCACTGATGAATTTGAGGGAAAGGGAATACTTAGAAAAGAAAATTCAGAGGGTAAATTCTATGATGAAGAAAAAGAAACTTTGCATATGACAATGAATCTTTGGCATAAGAAATCAAACATGATGATCATTGATTTTAATATTTATGAAATTGCTTTTGCTGATGGCAAGTATGGGTTCAAGGTAATCAATTCTAAGTTCAGTGATATGACTGATATTGAAAAGAATGAGGAAGATGATTATGTCAATGAATCTCTAAAAGATTGGGTTTTCACTATCGTTGATTCTTATTTTAAATTTATGGTTTACTTACAGTTCCCACAAATCTGTGATGTCAAAAGTGTTAAAGGACGGAACAGTGAAAGCTGGTTTGATATACCAACAAAATTCACAACAAATAATCTCAGACAGAAACCAAAGTTTGAACACAAAGAACTTGTGATCAATATGTTTGGTGATTCTAGCACACAAAAAAGTGGTGATTTGCAAGGGGTAAGAGCAGGGGGCACAGCACTTCATAGTGTTAGAAAGCATTTAAGAAGGTTGCCAAATGGAAAATTTACTTGGGTCAAGGCACATTTTCGTGGAACTAAACAAGCAGGAATTATCACAAAAGACTACAGAGTAGAAGAATAGTGTATAAAAATGTATATAAATATTCCAAAAAAGGTTGCAATCTTATAATTTATTTTAGATAATATTTATATAAACTTTTTTTGATAGGAGAAAAAAATGGAATATACGATTTTAGGCAACACAAGAAATACAAAAAATCTTGAAGTTGCTTGGGTAGATACAGATGATGAATTTGCATATAACGATTTTTGCAATGAAACCATTTGGGAAATAGCAGAAGAACTTTTTGGACAACAAAAAGCAGATGATGTTGTAAATGATTTAGCATGTAAAGACAGCTTTCAGGAAGCATTCAATTTGCTAAAAGATTGGGGCTTCACAATCAGATATGGCATCAACAATAATAAATTTGATTGGTAATTATTAAGGAGAAAAAAATGAAAAAAGAAAAAATGAAATTCAGCTTAGTGAACTATATGATTGATATAGCTGATAATTTTTGGAGCAACAATCCAAACTTGAAACCTGTTTGTATGCTAGAAAGTATTGAAACAGGAAATTACGAAACCAAAGAACAATATCTTTTCATGCAAAGATATATAGAGATTTGGGATAAAGTGCAAGAAAGATCACTAAGGGGTGTCTGTTAAATGAAGTTCAGATACAGAAATAGAAACCATAATCTTGTCTTTAAGAAAAGGTTGCGAAATTACTTTGTATTCTTAGTGCTTGGATTTTTGATAGGAGTTGTAATATGAAAGATAACACAGAATTTTATTTCACTGTTTTAGATTACATCAAAGGCACAGACTTTATGGATATGAGAGCAGTGCCGAATTATCTTCGTGAAACTTTCAATCTAAGAAAAGATGAAGCAAATAACATTTACGAAAAATGGTCAAAATACAAGGGGGAAAAAAATGACTAAAAAAGTAAGATTTAATAATTGGACAATATCCAAATGGAGAAGTGGCAGAATGGTTTGCGATGTCAGATCAATAGGTCATAAATGGGTTTGGTTAAAACAAATCAATAAAAAACAATATACCAAGATTTCAAGATTGGAATGGAATCAGATCACAGCATCAAAATATTTTGAGGTGATTGAATGAGTAAACAAGATTTATATGAACTTGTATTTTGCATATTTCTAATAGCAACCTGGTCTTGGATTTTTGTAGAAGTGGCAAATTTTTAAGGAGAGAAAATGATTGATGAAAGCTTACATAACGATTGGATAAAAGATACGATTATTCAAGATGTTGATAGTCTATCCAAAAAACAAATTGAAGAAGAATTGAAATGCTCTAACTACTATGACGAATCTTATATCAAACTTGTGAAGTCAGTTGATGATTTGAAATCTTTACTCATTGATCTAAGATTTGAAAAGGAGTGTAGATAATGTTTCATATTGAATTTAAAGAAAATGGTCAGTATCACAAAACCAGAATTATTTTCAAAACAAAAGAACAAGCAAAACTTTATGCTGAAAAAAATTTAAAAACCGAATATATTATTTATGAAACAGGAGATACCGATGTCAAAAAAAGAATGGGTTAAACCTGAAATAAATCAAATGTTTACTCATATTTATTTGTGTCCGATTTACAATAATCACGAAGAACCTAAGATATTTAAAATGCCAGTTGAAGAATTTATCCATGCTTTTAATAAAGATGAATTTACTGGAACAAATTCTATACTGTCTAAAGATTTAAAAACTATGAGAGAAATCCTTGGGGTGAATGAGGATTATAAACTGGATATTTATGAGTAAATTATTTAGAGATTATTTTGATAATATACAAGATAACTGGAACAACTTATCTGAAAAAGAAAAAAAAGACTTTCAAGATTTTTTAGATAAGTCGGAAGAAGAGGAGAGATATGATAAGTAAAGTTTTTCAATACGATACTAAATGTTCTTATGAACAGAATAAAAATGATTTCATCAATCAGGCATACTTTGAAAGATGTGATGCAGTCAAGCAAGGTTTTTTAGAACCTGAATTTGATGCAAAGAGAGTAGAGCTTAGATTTGATGATCTATTTGGTCATAAGAAATAAGCTATAGTAACCCCTTGCTAATATCATTTCTTTTCGTTAGAAGCGATCTGAGGGCTTCCATTTTTATCTTTTTCGCTTTGATACATAATATTTAGACCTGCAAGAGTACATAACCTGTTTTTTTCCGACAGACCTCTTTCAGTCAAAACATATTTAGTGCCTTTTAGTTTTGCAAAATCTTCGTCTAATAATTCTTTCAATATTGGTTCTGGCAGTTTGCCATCTTCAAACATTATAGAAAGTAAGCTACCTAATCGTTTGGTTTGTGTTTTGCTCAGAGCCATGTTTATTTTTATTCTTAAAAATTTTATCCCAATTTTGGTTTATTTTTCTAGTATCTTCTTTTCGCCTTTTACTTCCTTTGCCACCATGCCATCTTTCTGACATTACACTTTGCTCCAGTCCTCTCCAGACCAGAGGAGACTTTCTGCTAATCTTCTTCTGACTAGCCCCTCACTAATTTCACCATTCACTTTATTCCATCTTTTTATTTCATGTGGTATTTCATCGTAGAGCCCCTTGTTAAGTTTAGAAAGCAGAGTACTCTGAACAAGGTTTGTAGGGCCTAAATTGTAGCACCATGAAACGAGACTTGAGAATTGATTTTCATTTAAGGGCACATCAACCAAGTCATTGACATATTCTTCATATTCTTCTAATTCAATTTCTAACATTTCTTCTGCATGAGATTGAGACCAGACATCACCTTCTTGAACTCCTTTCGTGAACCCAAATCCAATTGTCCAGACATCGGCCTGACACTTATAGGCTTCTAATTTACAACCTTCAAACTTTTTTATAAGGGCTTTGCCCTCTTCTGATATTTTCATTTTAACTCCATACTTTTGTTTTTTTGCCACCATCGTAATCAACAGCTAAAGGCGGTTCATGGTTTTTTAGTAAATCTGCAATGTTTCCTTTTTCACAAAAAACATCAGCTAAAATTCTTCCATATTTATCAGGCCCATAGCTTTTAATTGTTATATCACCTACCAACCATTCTTTTAATTTTGCTTTGGCAAGTAGTCCTAATTCTTTTTCTTTTGTTCTTTCAGGATATTTCTTTAGATTTATGCGGCTTTCGGGAGTATCAATCTTGGCTATTCGTATTGATCTATTTTGTAAAAATACACTGAACCCTAAGTCTATGCTTGAAACCTTGATTGTATCGCCATCTATGACACGATCTAAAACAACATTGTAAACAAAGGGTTCAGCAGACATTTTATTTATCCTTGGCTTTGTAAACATTTAAGGCTAACAAATCTATTAAGCCATAAATTTTACCTAAGAATTCATTGTCCTTTGGTGTTGGTGTAACCATAGCAATAAAACTTGCGACAAAAACAACCATAGAAACAATGCCGAATATATCTATTAATATTGCGAACATAAATACTCCTCGTTATTAGTTCAACCTAAGACTAGCAAATAAAATTAGTCTTTGGAAGAATTAGATGCTCCGAAATAAAACGAGATAATTGCACTAGCAAGACCACCCAAATAACCAAGGACAAGGTTTATAAGTGCTTCTGAATTCTGTTCTGGTGGTTGCAGGGTTACTAAAAATATATAACCAAGGAAGCCACCGATTGTTGCAATACCAATTATTCTTGCTGTCCAATCTTTTGAAAAATGTTTTCTAGCATCTTGCTTTTCTTGTGCTTCAAGAGCAAAAACATCAACATCAAGTTTTTTCATTTCAGCTTCAAATTCAAGTTCTGCTTTTTTAATTTTTGCTAGTTCTTCAGGTGAAGCATTTTGCATTGCTTGTTCAATTGATTTTTTATTATTTGGGACACCTAAAGTTTCGGAAATGATTTTTCCTGCCATGCCGCCCATAGGCCCTCCAAGTGCAGTTCCGAGAGTTGGTGCGACAGCACCTAAAAGATTTTTTAAGATAGCTTTCATTTTTTAAATGTATAAACTTTTAGTTTATCTTTTTTACCTTTAACCACTATATCATCTAATTTGACCAAATCAAAAGAACAATTTTTTGCAGTTTGTTCGCCAATTAAAACATCTTCACCAACAACCTTTGTATTTGATTCAAGCCTAGCGGCGACATTGCATGGGTCTCCAATTAAACTAAAAGCGAACCTGTTTGATGCACCAAAGTTTCCTGCTAAAACTTCACCAGAATTAACTCCTAGTCCAATCGCTATTTTTGGTATGTTTTCTTCTTCAAACTTTTTATTTAATTCAGCTATATTTTTTTGGATTTCTTTCACAGCTTTAAGAGCTAAATCGTGGTGATCTGGTTGAGGAATTATTGTATTGAAATGGAACATACCTGCATCACCGATAAATTTATCAGTCACACCGAAGAATTTATTGACTGCTTTGACCTGGACATCTAAAACATTATTCATAATATAACTGACTTTTTCAGGTTCTATAGATTCTGATAATTTTGTAAACCCTCGTAAGTCTGTAAAAATTATTGAGCAATCTACTCTCTTACCATTGACCTGACAAAGATCAGGATTGTCTTGTAATTTCTTAACCATTCTTTCGTCTAAATATTTACCGAATTGGTTCTTGATTTGTTCTCTCAGTTTCCATTGTTTTCTAAAGGCAAAATAATAAGAGGTACTTGCTACAATAAATTGTCCAATCAAACTCCAAGTAACATCTATTAAAACTCCGTTTTGAATCGTCCAAAAGCCATAGGAAGCAGTAGAAAGAAAGACTAAAACACTAAGGGTAAGACTAAGGGTAATACCAAAAGAACTCGTTAGAAGCCAAATAAGAAGCCCAGAAAAGATAAAAATAGCTAGTTCTAGGGTTAAATGCCAGTTTGGTATGTAAGGACTGTTCTCTAAAAGAATCGTTTCTGCTAGTGCAGTTTGAATTTTGTGTGGCTCTAAAAGTCCAGCAGGTGAAGAAATCGTGGGCATAATTCCTGAAGCAGTAAAACCTATGAAAACAAATTTATCTTTGACATCTAATTCTTGTAGATTTGTTTCACTTGTTTCTACCCAAGATACAAATTTCTTTCCTTGAGAATCTGTATTGATCGGTGGTAAGCCTTGAACTCTGACTTGCTCAATTCCTAATTCATTTGTTTTGATGATATAAGTATCAGCACCAACCAGAATTTTTAAAACTTCAATTGCATAAGAAGCAACCCAACCATCAGGGGTTTGATATAAAAGAGGTATCTGCCTGACAAGATTATCAACATCAACAGGTGCAGATGCTAGACCTTCGTTTGTACTTGATCGTAAAGGTTCAACATTATTTATTGTCCCTTTGATCAAATTAGTCTCTACATCTTCACCAAGAATTACAGTCCCAACAGTCTGTGGATAAATATTATTGTCATATTCAAAAATAGAAAGTACAGAATTTGTTTGTCCGAGCACATCTGCAAAAACATCATCGCCACCCAATCTATCTTTATGGGGCATAGCAAGAACCCAACCCACACCTAAAGCTCCTGCATTTATTATTTCTGCATGGATTTTAGCTAGTTCCAATCTTGGTATTGGATAGCCCCCTTGTTCATCAACAAATTTTTCGTCAAGGTTTATTACAGTGAAATATCCTGATTCTTCAAACTTTGGAACAAAATAATCAAAGGTTCTAAGTTTGATAACCTGTTGATAACTATGTTGAAAAAGCAGAGGTAAACTAAGCAATAAAACTAAAAATAAAGGGAATAATTTATTTATTAATCCTGTGTAATTCTTATTACTGATGAACTTCCCCCATTTATTTTTACAATTTTTGAGACACCATCTTGAATAAATATTACTGTGTATGACCCATCAACATTTAAATCAACTCTGGCGAAATTGGAAACTTGTCTTTGTAAAGTGATTGTCTCGCCAACAATAAAAGTTGTAATTTGAGTGTTCTGATCTTGACCAATATTTGTACCTGAAACAATAGTTGAAGTCACATCTTGTAAAGCATCTTGTTCTTCTTGATCAAATTCGTCAATTATTTGCAACAAATCCTCAAGAAAATTTGTATCTAAGGCATCGTAGTCAAGCTCCGTGAATTCTAAAGAATCTTCTGCTAGTTCATCTTCAGCAAGAAAATCATAATCTAAATCGTTAAAATCTAAAAAATCGTTTGATACAGTTGTAGTCTCTTCAGCTAAAATAACTTCTTCTTTTGGTGGTGAAACAATTAACATGTTGTCAATTATATCTAAAGACAAATCTAGTATTACAGGAGCACTCGGAGCACTTTCAAAGACATCTACTGTTGTTGCTTGATAAGGTTTATTAAGAGTGACAGTGCCAATAGCTGTTGTAACCAGTATTTCACCACTAGGTAAACCGCTATCATCAGGTAATAAAATAATGAGAGAACGCCCCAATTCATCAACAGTACAGGTAAAATCTGTACCTCGTATTGTAATGTTGGCAGTTGGAGTGCTGAGTTGAATATTCTG